ATATACCAACAGATGTAGTGTCAGGTACACTTGTAGTACCAACCAATTCAGAAACTGCAGAAGCAACGTACTCAAGTTTGGTTACGTTTCCATTCTTGTCAACTAAGTCGTATCCCTCAACATAGTTGCCATACATTAAACGATTGCCCATAATAGTTTGGGCTCTTGCAAGAAGTGGTACGTTATCATACAACCTAAGTAACTCTGACTCAGGAAGTACTGTAAATATCTTACTATTTGTAAACGTATATGTATAGTTGGTGTTGTTTGCAAGACCAAGCTCAGCCTTATCAAGATTCTCTATAACCTTTACAATACTTGTTCCTGCTTCTTTGAATAACAGGTCAACACCAACAACAAGCGGACCACCTGAGTTATATGTAATGATAGCAGTGTTGTTCAAGTTTACCATCCCCTCATTGAGGTAGCTATTAATACTGAACTCAAATGGGTTGGGAGAAAACGCAGGGGCAGACCATTGAGATGTCGCAGAATATTCTCCATCTTGATAACGATAACGATATGCGAAACAGATAAACCTGTCTTCCATAAAGTTGTCTTGCTGACCTGTTCTTATCTCACGAATAGCAGGAGCTGCAATTGGTGGTTTCTTAATTACAAGTAGCGACTCTGCACTAAATTGATCTATGTTACCAATAGGGTTGGCATAGTTTCTTGTTATATTAAATACCCTTGGAGGGTTGTAATTATCAGTAAAAAATATCAACTGATCAATAAGGTCAACACCTGTAATTAAAAATTGAGGATTAAAGTTTAGCGTAGTGTTTACACCACCACCATCATTGATGCTAATTACGTGGTAGGTAAGAGCGTTTTGAATTGTGTTATACGACACAATCATATCAAGTTTCCCGGTAGCTCCAATAGGGAAGGTGGGGTCGTGTACAAACCAAAATATTCTTTCGTTTGCACTATCATCAATTGCACCAATACATTTTGCGTTTGCGCTAAGTGGTGTATTATTAACATACCTAAGCTGAGTAAGAGCTACGTTACCTTTTGTATTTTCTATTACACCAATCTCAGCTTGCTCAGTAGAACCCATACGGACGTTGAGCGCATCAATATACTCTCCGTTTGGAACAAGTCGCTCGTCTACGACCTTGTTCATCCTACCTGCTATGAAGTTCCTTGTTATGTTTGGCATATTATTTCAACCACTTGTCCATACCACGCAGATTCATAAGAAGTCTGCCCGGATGAATGTTACTCATTCTAATTTTTGCGTTGCGAAGTAAAGCCGCTTTTTCTTTACGAGCACGAGCAATAATGTACTCTTGTACACCAAGCTTAGCGTTCAGTATCTCGTATTGAATATATGCGTAAATATACTTCTCAAATAATTTATTAACGCTGACAATTGAATCATCACCATTCTCCATACCATCAGAGATGTATTCGAGAATGACAGACTGATTATACATATCAGAGTTAAAGTTGATAACCCCCATTCTCTGATCAATAGCAAATGTTGGGTTGAAGTTTGCAGTCTCTGTATTAAGACCGTAGCGCTCTCCAAGGCTATAATCAAAATACCAAACGCCATCAATATTCCATCCAAGTTGCCCATTGTAGGTGCTCTGTGGATTCAAATAAATACTCTTTTTTATGCCTGCCAAACGCTGTAAGTCTATCTCAGAAAATTGAGGAGATAGCGCATTGCCAAATTGGTCAAACAATATCTTTCCGGTTTGGTCTTGCAAGTATGCAAGAGATGAAAGAATTTGAATATTCTCTGTGAGTGGTCTTAGGTATCCATCTTTGTAAAGATTTACTCTTACCCAATTCACATAGTCCGATGGAAGTATATATCGAAGCGTATCATCAACTGTAAGCTGTAAAACTTTTAGCTGTTTGAACGCATCGTAGTTTAGTTCCTGTATGGCACGCTTTGCGTGGAACAATATTTTGTAACGCTCTTCATTGTTTACAAGAGAATGGTTACCTGCATACATCAACATAAAGTTGTTGACAATATCGAACAGGCTTACGTATTGGTACGAACCCCAATTGACATCTGTTGGTGGTACACCATTATTCTCGTAATATTTATATTGAGTAATGTATGCCATAATTATTGCGATTGTTTTTGTTCTTCAGCAGCACCGAATTGAACAGCCATTATCTCACGAATAGACATACCTGCGTATTGAAGAATCTTTGTTACAAGCTTGAACTCATCTTCTGCAGGAACCTCAAAGTCTTGATAGTCGGGCTGCGATTGGTCAAATACCGGCTCGCCACCTGTTAAAGAAACGAATGTCCATTTAGGGTCTTTCGGATACCTAAAATAATTTGCATCAACTTCATTCGGAAGGTTGATGGTAGATGGATATACTGTAAGTACGCCACCCTCCTGCGTATATGCAGGATACTGTTCTGTTGGAGCCGTAAGATTTGACGTAGTAAGCATTGTGATTTTATTATGCGTTACCTTCTCTGCCTCTCCCTTGAATACACGTGGAGATACAGATGCGTCATAGCACATAATCTTATTAATCATAAAATAGTCAAATCCTGTAGTAGTAATAGACGGAAGAAAAAATCTGTTTGTTGCAGGCGCAACTTGCGTAAGCGTTGAGGTTAAAGCAAAAACTTCCATCGCCTCTTCTATAGGCTTTCTTTGATCAGCGTAATCTATACCGGACTTTCTTAGGTTCTCTAAATTAACTACGTTGTTGTATTCAGAAAAGTATTCTTCAAATACTTCAAGCTGAGACTGCTTGGCAAACAGGTTAAAGTCTGCCGGTGATATATAGCCGTAGTTATTTTTATTGAGAATGGAAAGTACCGTATTTCTGACGGAATTTATCATTATAGTCTTTTTACAAATATAAACAAAAAAAGAGGGTATAGAAATACCCTCTCTACCTAAACACTATGAAACCATTAACCTATGCTAAGTTACTTTCAAGCATCTTAAGGGCATCAATTCCTTCATCGGTCTTCAGAAACTCCGCAACGGTAAAGTAGGGGTCTTGAGCATACGGAACGGTCAACATCTTCTTCTTATTGGACCCCGTATTAAACCATACTTCCTTCTGTCCGTTCCTGAATGTCAATAATTTATTCTCAAAGAACACGTGTACGTTTGACTGTAGCTTCAGCATTGGGTCCCCAAGTACATTTAAGAATCCTTTGGGGTCTCGCTTGGCATAAATCAGTACATCTCTTTTAAGCTCAGAACTTGTAAATCTCGATGGGTCTTTGCCAAAGAGAACTCTTGACACACTCTCGAGCTGCTCCAAAGAGAGCTGACGAGCTTGAATCAAGGCATCCACCTCCACAGTTAAACTCTCTACCTCTTTTGCAGCATCTTTTTCATTGTCTACCTCAATAAAAGTCCTACCATTTAGGGGGTGGTAGTACAAGAACTCTTGTAAAACAGGGTTATTTTTAGGAACGCTAAGAAACCCGTTCTCGAATATAACAGGTTCGACAATGGCATTACCGTCTTGCTCGTCCTCAAAAGGAGTCTTTTGGTTGACAGCGTATCGCAAGGGTCGGTTAATATTGTTTTCTTCATCGAACCAAAGTAATGGATAACGTCTTGTATTTCTTGAAGGTAGCGTATATGAAAGGGGGGCTACGTCCCCTTTAAGCTTGTAAATCCTGTCAGCAGGAACCAATTTCTTTTTCATTAGATTTTAATTTGATTAGATTAAAAATAAGGGGGAGTGTCTTTGAAGACACCCCACCCTTTATGGTTTTTCTTCGATTAAGAACCGTAACGGAACAATACGAAGTTGTTAGCACCCAAGGTACAAACGCAACGCTCAGAGAGGAAGTTTACCTCCATTGCATCGAGGTCGCTTGTTTGAGCACCACCGGCAGAACCTGTGATCCAAGTCTTGTATCTACGGTCTTCTGTTTCAGAAGCACGGTAGCGTACGTGTAAGAATGGACGCTTAGCGTTCTTGCCAAGGATTTGGTCGTACACGGTAGTAGAACCGGCAGGAACCAATAGACCTGTTACAGTGCCTGCTGCTTGAGCACCTGTAGGAAGACCACCACGCATAGTAGGATCGTTCAGGTACTTCCAATCAGACTTGTAGAAGTCATAACCTCTGCGGAAACCGCTGAAGCCAAGGTTCAAAGCCATATCCTTGTCGTTGTCAAACAAACCGTAAGATGTACCGTTTGCTCCGTAGCTGTTCTGAGCAGCGAGCATATCGTCAATGTCAAAGCTGAAGGCACGGTTAACGAAGATTACGTTCTCTTCGATAGAACCTTGCTTGTCAAGACGAGAGATGATGCTGTCGAAATCAGCAAGTGTGGTTGGGTTTCCACCGCCCCATACGTTACCACGGCTGTTTACTACGTAGAAGATTCCCTCAGAACCTTTGTTACCGTAGATTGGGTTCAAAGAAGCGTTAGCAACACCTGAACCTGTCTCAGCAGGAACAGCCTCAATCATTGCAGTCTCAAGGTAGTCCTCAAAACGCAGACGAGTTTCGTGCTCGCTCTTCAAATACCAAAGGTATCCGGTAGCACCGTTCTCAGTGGTTACTTCAACCCATCCAATCTGAGCCATATCAGAACCGCTTACAGCGTATTTGTCCTTGATGATGATTGGAGAGTTATCGAAGATTTCATCTTCAGCTTCCAAAGAACCGATCATTCCAACAGTTCCTTTCTTGAACTCAGAACCGTAAATCCATACAGAAAGAACGGCTGTGCCTGAGAAAGTTTGACCACCGGCTTCGTAGTAAGCAACATCGAAAGTACCTGCAGTGGTGTTCACAGCAGTAACGATACCCTTGTTAGAAAGACCTGTAGCGTTGTCAGAAATAAATACAGTCTGACCGGCACGGATAGCAATACCACTTACGTTAGCATCGCTTACAGTGATGGTTGCAGAATCTGCAGCAGCAGCCGCAGAAGAGTCGCAGTTTACATACTTAGTATGCAAACGTCCTTGTTCAGCCCACTTAATCATATCAGAGTTAGAGGGCATTTCAGCTCCTACCAAACGAAGGAAAGAAGCTACAGTACGATTACCGTAACGCTCAAACTCCTTCTCATAAGTATCAGGAAGATACTGATTCAAGAAGTTGAAGTTGGTAATGTAGTTAGTCGAAAGGGGCACTTGCTCCGCACTTGGCTGAAGCTGATACCCGGGTGATGGTAATACTGCCATTGTTGTAAATTTTTAATTTATATTTTTTTAATGCTGCGGATTTTTAGACTCCTTCCGGAATCCGGTGCAACCGCCTTCACCTGCATCCCCCCTTTATTTACAACTTCAGGCGCTCTACGCTCTGACATATTTATGTTTTTAGTCTTACGCATTACGTCCTCTGTTGCGTCTGCCTGTCCTTGTTCATAGAAGTACTTGGCAAACCTATCAGGGTTCATCGCTATGGCTAAAGCCTTATGGTATCCTGCAGCGTCTTTAATCAGTCCGCTCTCATCCAAATACTTGTTGATAAAGTTTAGTGGAGTCGATTGAGACTTCTTTAACTCTGCAGCAGACCCGGGAGAAAACACAATCTTCTTGTCGTCAATGGCGAACTCAAAACCTTTGAAGTCTTTACTAAAGACCTCCTCGGACTTTTGGTCAAACCATTTGCGCTTACGCTCGCTTTCCTCCTGCAAGGTTTTTGCCTGTTGTGTATACTGACGGTACGCCTCAAACTCTTCATTATCCTCGGGAGATAAGCCATTTGCTCTTGACTCAAGAGGCAGCTTGTATTTCTCCTTCTGATCATTGAAGAAGCTCTTGGCTTCCGCAATAGCCTTTTTACGTGCAATCTTTACCTTCTTAATCTTGGACTCATCATCAATGTCTTCATCGTATTTGTAGTCCTCCATTAACACATCAATGTCTTCTTTATCAAGACCCTTCTGTGTGGTGGCAAGATATTCACGAAGAACTTGATCAGGGTCCATTGAATCGTAGTCCTTGTTAACCTTAACAAAGTCATCGAATCCACGCCCTGTCTCCTTCTTAAATTTCATATAAGCAGCCACATCTTCGGGAAGGGGCTCAGACTCTTGGCGTTCTGATACCAAATCATCGAAGGAGTTAATCTGCTTATTGTAGCGTTTTCCAATATATGAAAGAACTTGCTCCTCTGTTAGTTCAGGCTCCTGTGCCGGAGGCTCTTCTGTTTTATCAGCAGGAGGCTCTATGTTTGATGTGTCAATCTTGACATCATCTACAACCTCACCATTCAACTGCTTCTCGTGTTTCTCAAGAAGTTCTTTTTCAACTTCCTGTACACTTTTGCCCTCTGTCGCATCAAGTGCTCTTACTTTAATTTCCATTAGATTAGATTTAATTTGTTACAAATTTATACAAAAATTGCGAAAGTTTTAGCGAGGTTCAAACTCCGCTAAGTCAAACCCATCAAGGCTGTCCTCATTGGACTCAAAGTCCATAGGGGGCAGATTGTTCTTCCTTTGGTTTATGAGCTTAGACTGTTCGCTATTCTGTTGACTTATACGTCTTGCCTTCTCCTTTTCCTTCATATCCTCCCTGCTCATTAAAGCGGACTCCTTAAGACCACCTAACTGCATTTGGTATTGGAACTCCTCATTCATCAGCATCCGCTTCATATCAGCCTCAGCTTTAAGTCTCTCAATGTCAAATGCCACCTCAGCCTGCTTGATCTGCATCTTAGACTGAGCCTCAAGCTGTATCTTTTGCATAGCTGTTTGAGCTGCAATCTGTTGAGCTTGAAGCTGTTGTTGAGCCATCATTGCCTGCTTCTGCATTTCCATCTTTTCCTCACGCTCCTGCTTCTTCATTCTCTTGACCTTTAGGAGTTGGTTTGCAAGCTTGATATTCTTAAGCTCACGTATGTCGATGGCATCCTCAAGATTGATGTCTCCCTTAGAAAGAGCCATTTGAATGTTAGCCTCGAGCTGAGCTTTCTGCTCTTCATCAGGAGACACTTCAATAAATACACCAAAGTCGTATATATACAGGTCACTGATTTCGTGGAGTATAGATACGTTGTACTTTCCAATCTTGTTGGCAAAGTCATCTTTGAAGTCAGCATATTGTAAGATGTCTGCAACACGGTAGGTAAGGGCTTCAGCAAGCGACCTATAGATGAATAAACCTCCTTCAAGAATGTGGCGTGTAGCCGTATTGGAGTTAAGTGCAGCGAGCTTTTGGACCCCTACCAATGCGTTAGGGTCAGGCGTAGAGCCATCCCTCGCTTCATTCAGACCGGTTACCGATCTGATCATATCAAGGTAGTGATTGTAGTTTGCTATCAGCATCTGTGTCTTAGCAGCTCCTGAGTTGGAGGTAAGTTGCTGAATAGGAACCCGAGCGTTATTAAAGTCACCTTCTTGGGTATAGCTACGTCCAATGACGCTACCCGTTTGGAAGTATAACCTTAAAGCATCCTCCGGGTTGTAAGCCTGTCCTGTTCCAAGGTCAACCTCATTGAGACCATCGGCATCAATGAATACACCATCGGGGACAGTACGAGCAATAACTTGTTGCAGCTTAAGGTGAGTAAGCTGAATCAGGTCAGCGAATGGTATCATTCTGCGGACGAGTGATTCAATCACACCCTTATACATACGAGGTGCTACTGCTACATAATTAGGTAGTGCGTGTTGAGAAGTTGATTTAGGACGAACCATATTTTCAGCCATCTGCCACTTGAGCAAGATGTTGGTTCCCATCACCATCACACCCTCATACCACACATCAATAGTCTTTTCAATTTTTTCAAACTTTCCTTCCTCCATCATTTCAACAGGAGGATTAAACTGATCATCCTTCTCAATTACACGAGAGCCACCTGTCTCAAGAATCTTTTTCTTGTAGACCATTTTCTTTGTGGTCTTGTAATTGAAGTAAAGGATAGTTGCAGTATCACGATAGAACAAACTGTTCTCATAGAAACGTGCTACGTTGTAGTAGTCATACCAACTCTGAGAATACATTGAGATTTCTTGCAACTGCTCACGTGTGAGTGTTGGGTCAATCTTTACAAGCTCAGTAATTGGAAGCGTTTTAATTTCTCCCCAATAAAAACAATCTTGGAAGAATGGGTCTTCGGTATAGCTGTATACTATATTCGCAGGGTCAACGTATGAAACTTGCACTCCTGCACCGGGAAGAAACTCGTGCTTAGCAACACCAATACCAAGAACAGCCAAGTCATAATCTATGCGCTTGCGTGTATCTTGATAGTGGTTTTCGTCAAATATTGTATTGATAGCTTCTTCTTCAGCAATCTCAATTGCAGGTTTGTAATTGAGTTGCATATAAAGTGAAAGCTCTTCGTCAGTTTCGGGGAGCTCATCAGGGTCCATTGTAAATGGGTCGACACCTGTTGACTCTTGTATTTGCATTAGCACATCTTTGGCAGCCATCTGCCCCTCAATCATATCTTGATACTTGCTGCGCTTTGCTTGAGACATTGCGTCTTGTGCGTATGCCTTTACTTTGAAAAGTCTGTCAGACATTCCGTTCACAACAATGTCTACAAACTTTGGAAGAATAGGTACGGGGGTCCAATCTAAATTCAAATAAGACAAGTCACCATCTATAGCAAGTTCATTCTTATACTTCTGAACAGACTGCTCTCCACGAGCGTATAATCTTAATCTATGAAAATCACGCCATTGACTGTAATACCTGCATTGATTGCCATCTTTGCGGAACCACTCGTATTGGATGGCTTGACCTACCTGTAGACCAAACGCATCAGAAGCTTTCTCTGCGTCAGAAACAAACTGACCCGGAAAGCCTGTTGCGGATATATTAACTTTTACATCTTTCATTTAATAAGTTCACTTAGTGTTCCACTATTAGTGTACCTTGCGAAATTAATACTAATTTTCGACTCTTTTTTGTCAGGTAAATATACATTTTTTTGGTTTGCCATTATCGCTAAACCTGAACTAATTGTTGCGTCAAACTTAGTTCTGTCACTTATATCAAATCTCGCCCAATCTTCAAGCGTTCTTGTGAATGGCATTGTCCCTATCTCATCAGCCGGTCTATAGGTACTCGTTAGGTCAAAACCTATAAACTTCTCAATATATGTCTCAATAGCTGAAGCGTGTGCCTGCTTAACCTCTTCGGATGAGTTTGGTATACCACCAAGCTCTCTTTCGGTTTTGCTCAGCTTGTTGAGTGTACGATCAGGGCGGTTCATACAGAAGTGTCTATACCCCCTGTTCTTGAAATGGTATAGAAGTCTTGGCTTATTGTTCTCCGCAAGCATAGGCATACCATAAAACACGCAAGCCATTAGCACCTCCTCAAAGAATATCTCAGCCGTCTGAGGACGAGCTATGTATTCCAAGAAGAACTGATTGGTAGGAGCATCGTCCAAATGATACTTGGTCATACCGTGCAAGGAACCGTTTGACCCCCTCCCACCAACTACCGCTGAGATGTCATACGGGTCACAGCCAAAGGATCCGAGGTGTTCATTGCCGGGGTACTTGGCTCCGCTCCTATTGATGACATTATTCTGCATATTAGTAGGTGGAACCCAACTGATTAAGAACCTTCCCCTTGGGTCAGGACTCCATATCACTCGGCTATCTTTCTCGCCATCCTTCCAATGGAATGTTCCACGTGAAACATTATGCGCCTGAATCTGTGAATCATTGTAGTCAATCTGATGATATATCTTGGTCAGGTTAAATAGCGCCTGCTTACTCTCATCCCTGAAGGCGTGACTTTCGGTACGAGGGAATTGCCGGTAGAACTCATTGAGCGCATCAGCATCGTTTTTAAGCGACTCAACCTCAGCCTCCCAATAGTCAATGGCTCCGTTACGAATAGTCCCTCCATCTACTCCTCTTATAGGATCAGTAGGCTTACGTAGCACAGGCATCCCATAGATGTCGATGAACCCTTCCATATTCCATTCCATAGGAATAAACAAAGAATAGAGTCCGCTTTTGGTTTGCCCGTTAGCGTTTCGACTATCCAATGCCGAATCTTCGTACAATTTCTTATAGTTATCGCCACCCTTGCTTAGTGCATTGGAGGTGGACCCCATCATACACTTGCCAATAATCTTGCTACCCACCCTAAGACAGGTTTTGGTTACCCTCCAATTGTTCA